GGCAGAATCTTAGTCTGGCCTCCTTCTATCTCAATATTATAAGTACACATGTACTCTTCTGAGTCTGGGGAAGCTAAAACAAAGATTTTTTTATATAGGATTGTGTACTCCCTATTTATATCTCTTAGAGTGTCTTCTACAGACTCTTTTGGAGAGAAAGTACAAAAAAGTTTATTCATAATTGATTCCGATGTTATTTCCAAAAATTCCTCTGTTCTCATAACCTTAATTTACTGTTAATAAATATTGATAATATATTAGAAAGCATAATTTACTCCGTACTTATGTTTGACTACCATGTCATTACCTTCTAGGATCTGTTTAATCTTTTTGAGTAATGTTTTACCATCTTCTTGACAAAAGTCAAATAAGAAAGAATCGTAGGTAATCAGGATTAGTTTAGTTTTCTTTTTACTAAGAAGTTTGTTAACCTCTAAGATCTTGTATATGTTTTCTTTTGTCTCTAGATTCTGGACAACATAATTAAATAATTTTAATTTGTTCATACCTGGGAGCTTCTTTAATATTCTACCGGTAGGCAAAATCAAAGCTTTGTGGGCATTGTACTTTTTCCACTCCTGTTCTATGAATTGTCCTAATGCGCTAAAGAACTCTATATGTTGGTATTGCTGTTCTATGCCACCATAAAGCTGCTTGAATGTAATGGTCTTTGATTCTTTATACTGTTCATCTGTAAGCTCGGTGGTGTTGAAATACGCGCGTCCAAGGTAGTTGTGCATAGACTCTTTAGGAGGCTCAAATCCTATAAGGCCAGATATCAATCTTAAATGATAAGCATCAAAGTCAAACTCTACCAAATAGTCATTTTTAGGCACAAAACATTCTCTAAAGTCTTTATCTTTAGGTATGGCTAGGAAGTTAACGCTATTAAAAGAGTTAGTAGGTCTAGCAGTTAAATTATAAAGATTGTAATATGAATAGATTATGTCTCCTAAAAGAGAATACTCCTTATGCTGGAATTGATACTTCTTATTTAAGCAACTAAGATCAACTTTTATTCCTGCCTGTTCAACTGTTTTATATGCATCTACTAATTTGTCTTGAAGTTCAATGTCCATCTCAAGTTCAAAATAGTCTTTTACCATTTGATACAAACATTGGCATCTCTCGTAGTGTTTAGAAATAGGAATGATTTCGTTTATGGTAGGTAAAATAGGATGCTTGATATAAAAGTCCCTATGAACAGGCGTATTACACTCAAAAGAACTATATTCATTATTCTTATCTAAACAGATAAATTGTATATCAATAGAATTAGGCAGATCTAAAAAATATGAATGAGACTTTTTATCAAGTAGATAAATCTTATTATGAGCCTGTAAAAATGTTTCAACTAATTTAAGATCTAAACTAAATCCTTCAGAGTGATTAATTACAAAGATATATCCTTTTGTAGAATTATGATAATAGATTAAACTTACTCTAGCTAACTTTGGATGGTAATAATCATTTGAAGTAACTACTTGAATAAATGCCTGGTCAGACATTTCTAAACGACTCAACTGTTCTTTATCTTCAATGATGAAATACATAACCTATTATTAACTACTAATATACAAAAACTATTTGTATGTAAGGTAGTTTATTTACATAGTAGGTCTTGCAAATTTTGTATAGTCACCTCCAATAAATTCTACTATGCCTAAAAAGTTTTTATTTGATGCTTCAGTAAGACGCCTATTTGTTTCAATAATACCCGGTATTATGTTGTATTGTGACTTTCTTGTGTTATTTAAAGGTCCTGTTAACTTCCAGAGTATAGTTGTTACTTGATATAATCTAATATCATAGTCGGTATCACCATTTACTATATCATTATATTCATCTCTAGATATTTCAATTATATAACCTTTTTCATTTTCTTTCTTTGTAAAATATCTAGTAATATAGCCTTTAGTATAATCTTCTTGTGTAGGTTGTGGGAAAAAAGATCCTGGTTGACCTTGGGTTCTATTAGAAGTTATATTTGTTTTTGTTGCTAATTCTTGTTGACTTTTAAAAGAAAGTTGAATATTATTTAATCCTGGTGTTCCTATATAACTATTTATTCTTGATAGCTTTTCACTAGGACCAGTTTCTGGATTAGGTCCTGAATAAAACTCATTATCTATTGTTTGATAGTATTTACCAGAATATGGAACTCCATTTAAAAAAAATTCTGCTCCATTAGTAGTAAGATTATTTATAGTTGCGTATGATGGATAATATCTTAACATTTTAAGCTAGATTTGAAATGTGTATATGATTATCATGATTTTTAAAACCATAAGTTAATACAGCTTTTGTAGTCCCTGTTTCTATATTTCTAGAATATCCTTCCGATTGTAATTTAGATACAAAATTATTTACTTTTAATACTACATCTTCTTTTTTAGAAACAGCAACACCATCTATTATAGCAATGTCTACAGCATTACCAGAAGAATGCCTACTTTGATTTCCAGAAGAGGTGAGAGAATCGTGTCCTGAGACAGCAGTTGTAATTGTTACTACTACTCCTGAAGCTACTGCGGCTTTATTAATATCATTTAGTAAATTAGGATTTATCTTATCATTTCCAGGGTTACCTAGATTTCCTTTTCCAAATTTAATATTACTATAACTAGAATCTGCAATAGGATAATTAGTAAAATTTAATGTAGATAAAAGAGAATCGCTTTGGAATACAGAATTTACTGAGTTAACTCCAAACACTCCAGTCGCGCTATCTACTTTAACAACACTTCCAGAAAATGCTGTTTTATCTTTTAGATAAATCATATTTGCTCTAACAGCAGTATTCCATTGATTGTTTTCTATAGTATGAGTTAATCCTACCATAACAAAACCAACATTATTAATATAATCTTTAGGAGCTCCTGGTATTTTTCTTGTAGTATATGTATATGGAAGTAATTGATCTGGCACTGTAAATGCTTGACCCATTCCTAAACCTGATATACCATCTGTAGTAAAGTTAACAGACACAGGTATCATTGCTGCCGCTCTAGTTGCGTAGTCTTCATTTTTTACTAAAGACATTTTCTCTATATAGTAGTTTGTAGCATGAGCTACATTAGTTTGAGAAGGGTTTATCTTACTATAAAAATCTGATATTGTACTATTAAATTGTGCCGCTGATATTTTTAATGAATCATTATCTTTTTTGCCACTCCCTGTTATTTCTCCTCTAATAGTTACAAACCTGTCTGAATATGCTGTATTCACGAATCCAAATGCATCACCATTAGTTGATAGCGTTGCTTTATTAGTCGGATTAGGATTGGCAGAAATTGCTAATAGATTAGAAAGTTTACTGCTGACCTCAGATTTTATTTCTAATGATTTTGCTATAGAAAACTTACCAGATAAAGGAAGTTCTGTAGTATTACTTTTAGGAGTTACTTGCTCTTCACTAGATAGAGACGGTATAAACTGATCATCAACTATTTGAAATGTGTTTGCAGCATCATTATAAGAAAGTCTAAATGCATTAAAGTTACCTAAAGATTTATTTATATCAGAAAGTATTTGTTCAATGTATGTTTTCAAATATACACTATTAGTTCCATCTTTATAACTATATTGCTGTGCTAAGTTAACTAGATAATCTATATTCAATAAAATATTCATTACTTTTCCTCTGTATATATTTCCTGGTTCTTTTTGAGCCATTGAAGGAAATAAAAATGAGTTTAAAGCATTTGCAAAATCTGAATCTGTTTTTTCATCAAATTTTAATCTAGGAAGCGTTCCACTTAAAAAATCATCTGTTTTAGGATTAAATAAAGGAATAGTTTCTTTACTTCCAGTTGTAGCTTGTATAGCTTTATTATCCTTAGTTAATATATCTTTATCAAATAATTGTTTATAATCTTCAAAACTACCTTCAAAAGGAATTAAACACGTCCAAGGATCTGTACTTAATTGTTTTGTATTTGTAAGACAAAAATTTAATTCAGGGTTGAAATCAACATATACTAAAGGAGTTTGAAATTTACCAATTTCTTTACTATCATATATAGTACATGCGTGATTTAATATCATTAAAACTAAACCTAATGGAATATAAACAGGATGGTTAGTAGACGTTCCTTTAATTATTTCTTGGTTTATTTGATATGGTACTACATAGGCTTTTAATAATTCTTCAAAATCAACGGGCTGTAAAAAATGTATATCTTCTTTATTTCCTAATAAATTAGTAGCAAATCCATATTTAGAATAAATTTTAAATCTTTTTATAACATCCATTTTCGTATCTGTAGTATACTCTGAATCTTTTATTTCTGTACTTTTTTTATTTAATAGCTCATTTATAAAAGAAGAAAATACTCCGGTTGAAAATATTTGATCTAAAAAAGTTTTATCTTTAGCAATCTCTAAAACATATGTAGTTCTAGCTATTTCTAAATCAGGAGTTCCAGTTTTGTTTATAGCTTTATTTAGCGCGTGAAGTTGTATAGTTCTAAGCATTATTTCTAATGTAGACTGATAGTTTAATGCTTGTTTTATTTGAGTAGAAATTGCTTCTCTATCAAATTTTTGAGGTTCAGCTTCTGTAGCCGCAGCAGTACTTTGAGTTTGATTTTGGTTTGTATCTATAGATCTTTGATTAATAGGTAATATTAAGTCAGAAGGATCTTTTATAGAAAAACTTTCTAGTATTTCTAAATCACTAAAAGTTATTGTTATCGGCAACTCAAGTTTAATATCTACGTCAAAATTTTCTAAAACTGTCTGTCCATTAGGACCAGGTTGTGATTCTTTTTGATTTAAATTTTTAAAAGTTTTGTTTATTGATACTATAGTTTGTGCTTCAAATAAACCGCGTGTTACTTTGTCTTTGTTTTCAAAAATATCATCTTGAATTGATTTTAATTTCCATAGTGTTGTAGAACTTCTTAATGCAGCTAGTATTTTATTTTGAAAATCAGCTTGTGATGATTTATCAGCTACAGGTACAACTTTGTTCTGAAAATCATTTTTATATGATCCTCTAGCATTATATTCATATTCTAATTTTAAAAAATATATATTATTATTAACTCCATTATATTGTAATTCCACTCGATAATTATCCCCAGAGCCTCCTACAAATCCATCTTTTAATCTACCATTATCAGGATTAAAATAACCAATTCCAAAACCGCTATATAAATCAGTATTTATATTGATATTATTATTTGGAGTATTTGAAATAACAGAAACTCCTGGAAGTGTTGATGATGGAGTAAATCCTGAGGTTAGATTAATCGCACCGGGACTTCTTGTTAATTGATTAGCGTTTCTATTAAGCGCGTTTCCTAATACATCAGATATGATTAAACCATTTTGAGTAAAAGACGGTAGTATTTGTATTTTTTCTAAATTAATAAGAGCTTCAATATCTTTATCAGAATCAATAGGTAATACGCTTTTTAATTTATCTATAGCAATATAATCGTAGGTACCTTTATCTTTAAGTATATAGTATGAATTTTTAAGAGACGTTTCTTGTCTAGTAATATCTTTAGAGCCATCTATTACTTCTTCATAACTATATTTTGTAATATCATCTGCTTTTTTATTATCTATATATAAAATACCGTCTTTACATATATAGGTACCTGATTTAGAAAGTCCTGTTGTTTGATATCTTTCATCAACATAAAAATAGTAAGATACATTATTTACTATAGCATTTATAGCGTAAGGATAAAATGGTTTGATTCCATTTATTCCATTTACTAATTTATTATTTTCAATTGCAATCAATTTGCCCCCCTTTAAAGATCTTACGCACTCTGGATAAGCTTGTAAATCTGATGGGTTTGATGGGCCTCCTGCTGATTGTGGTGTTTTATTTAAACTATTAGAAATTTGAAATAAAGTATTGTTTAATTGGAGTATTTCCTCCTCTAATAAATTAGGTAAAGTTCCTGAATTATTAATTTTAATAGCATCACCTAATACTCCTAAAGCCATTAATCTCAATGTACAATCGTAGCCTCCATCTTGAGTATACGAAAAATTAAAATTTGTACAAATACCTAGCATGGCATCATAATTACCTTCTGTGTCTCTTGAATTTTTAGCTATTTTAATTTGAATGTCTTCTTTGTTTAAACCTTCTTCAAAAGGATCTATACTGTATAATTCAGTAGAAATTATTTTGTTTGGATCTCTTTGATAAGTGTTTTGGGGACTAGGATAATAAAAAGTATGTCCCCATTCAAGAAACATAGTAAATCCTAATTTAAAATAAAGAGCATCAATTATATCTAATTGATTTTTATCCCAACATTTAAAATTAATTGTAGCGGCTCTTACAGAACCTAATCTACCTTGGGTATCAATAGTAACATTAGTAATACCAGGCATTGGTTTGTAACCAAATTGTTGTACTTCACTTTCACCTAGCATTCCATAAGCTCCATCATAATCTAGACCTGATCTTAATCCGTATGCATTATTATTTAAATATTTTGATGTCCCTCCAAATAAAACGTATTGTTTAGCAAGACTAGTTGGATTTGCTATATATGAACCAAATAATTGTACTGGGGATTCTATATTAGCACCTATTATATTTTTAAAATAATTTATATCTCTATAATCATTAATGTTAACAGAAGATACTAATCTTATCCAAGCACTTTTATTAGCTAGATATAAAATATTATCATTGTCTCTAGAGTCTTGAGTATTTTTATTAGACCTAGTCTCTAATTGATTTAATACCCAAGTAGGTAATTTAGTACCAATAATGTTAGATATTTTGTTATCTAGTGGCATAACTATCTTATTGCGTTTATTTGTTTATATTCATTTATTATACCTGATACATCTATAGGAATTCTTAGTTGACTTCCTGGTTCTAGATATAAAGAATCTCCTGGTAAAGAATTTGCAGATGCAATTATCCACCAAAAACTTGTATCTCCATAAAAATCAAATGCTATTAGATCTAATCTATCACCTAATACAGTAATAACATAACTATCATTATTAGATAGAGGTATATCTGGATAGATATTGTTAGAATAATATCTTTCTCCTGTATTATCTTTTGTTACTTGTATATTTTGATATCTATAGTTCATTATCCTCCTGTATTAAGTTTGTTAATTCTTTTCTTTAGAGCATCGGTTGCAGAATTTGTATTGAGTCCAAGTTGTTTAGCCCTATTTTCTAGTTGCTCTTTATTCCCTATAGTCATTATAGTATAAGCTCTAACAGACGGATTTATCTGAGGCTTAGATGCATCAGGCATCATCTTATCTGGTATGCCAGTATTTCTTTTTATTTTTTGTATTACATCGTCAGGAATAGTCTTAGATATTCCGCTTTGTAGTTTTTTATTTAAATTATCTACTCTAGTTTGATTTGCTTCAAACTCTTGATTTATTTGTTGATCTATATTTTGATCACTAGATTGTGCAGAATTTTGATACGCTGTATTTAAACTATTTAGTCTTTTAAACGCAAAAGGATTTATAAAATTATTATCAGGATTAGAAGCTATTAATTTGGGAACTAATCCAGTTTGGTTAGTTGTATCTGTTATTTCAGTTTCCATTGTAGGAACTCTTCTAGGAAGTATATCCATAATAGGCTTAAATGAAATTGCTATATCTAAAACTTGTGGTAATTGAGCCACGTCACCTATTTGACTCCTCTCTAAATTAACTTCCCAAGGGTAGTTATTATCAATAGTAATATTTACGTTTTCCAAAAATCCAGGAACTCTATAAAGATAGTCTCCTATTGTAACTCTAACTACAGGAGCTCTCATTATTCCTTGTTGAGGACTATAGTCTGGATATACTTGGCTCATTAAAGCATTGACTTTATTATACAAAGGTCTTATCTCATCTCTTGAACCAGCGGCTGGCGGAGCTCGAGCAGCTGGTCGGCCGGATGCGCCGCTTCGCACTGCTCAACGAGGAGCACGAGAACA